TCTAATTCTGCAGAACCCTTCCAGCATTTGTAGGTTACTGATTCACTAAACTGTCTCTCCGCGTGGCGCTTTCCACGAAGGCACCCGGCCATGTTTTCTTGCAAACGTGCCTCTTTGATCTCGGCGTTTACAAACATAAGCAGGGCTACTACAGATTCTATCATTGTGAGTAACTCCCGTTCTTGTAACCTATCTCCCTATTTGCATCTTTTAATTTTTCTATATCTTCTAAAACTTTATCCATTTGTTTTCTTAAAAATTCTATGTTTACTTTATTTAATGCCATGTTTTCTATATGTGCGTTAAGCTTATCTGTGGTCTTGTAAAGATCCTCAATCATCATGAACTGCTCAGAATCCGCGGGCAATGAACCTAGTTGTCCACGTGGCCATTTAATTCTAAACTCTGTATTCTCTTCAAGATCTTTCTCCATCAATTGTATACGAGTGTCTGCAATGTTGAGACGTTCTATAATTTGAAAATAGCCCATGGTGCCGAGTGCTACGATAACGATCAAAGAGGCAACCGTTTTCATCGGCATCTGCACTTTTGCCTCTTCTCCGATGTTGAGTGGTTTATTGGACATGTGGTCCTCCGCAGAAAGCCAGGACTGTTAGCATTACAATTAATAAACCTGTAAAGTAGTAATTCATCCTGGCTATCTCCATAATTATTATCCAATCCATTCTTTTGCTTTTTTAAGTGGCCAGCAAAGAATGTTCCAAATCCATTTTACAATTTTTTTTACCATATTATCCTCCTCATGTGTATGCGGAACATCTCCACCTTCATGTGCGTGAGTCACGCCATCATCGTGAGTATGTTCTACATAATCTTCTCCGTGAACATGTCCACAATGCGGACATACTTTGTTTTTATTTATGGGTGATATTATAAACCCCATTCCGCAGTTTTCACACTTCATTTTTTCTTCTCCTCAATTTCATAGAAGAACTTGTCGGTATCTTCTGTCCGCCACGCTCTACTATCTTCTACGTTCCATTCATTCGTTTGCACTTTCCAGTCAGGAGTCTCATCTTTTACAGTAAAAGAAGGTATGTCCCATATACATCTATTGTTTGGTTGTGCAGCAAAATTGCCATCATCTAGTGCAATTATGTGAGCGCACTTATGTTCGTGCGGGATCTCCGAATGATCAGTGTCAAGTATGTTACTCTCTGGATGAGCAAAGTCAACCGTAAATAAATATTTTCCTGGATGCCATTTTTTGTCTTTACCAATGTATTTACCAGCTTGTCCAGCTAGTATGTCGAAAGAATGAACAGAAGGATAATAACTAAAACAATTCCAAAGCTGAAGTTCATCAAGTCGTCTTGTGGGCACTCGGGATGGCTCAAATCCCTTTTGAATAAACGCGCTAATTGGTAGGCGATAAAATATTGCACCGTTTTCCATAATAGCATGCCATAGTATGCTCCTTCCAGTAATAGCCGATAGACCAAAGATAATACAGTCTTCAACTTCGCCATGATGTTTTCGTAAGTCATAAAGATATTCTCTTTTTATTTGAGCATAGGTTGGTGGTATGTTTGCATTTAAGTAAGCCATAGCATTTAAGCAAAATCATCAATTTCATAAATTTTTCCAATTTCTGGAAAGTATATAAATTTAAATTTATCTTCACAATTTGTCAATGTTCTTATAGCATCATCTACAGAGTTCACTAAAGGTTCACCTGCTAAATTAAAAGAAGTATTTAATAATATAGGCACATTTGTTAACTTATAAAATTCATTTATTAAGTTATAGTAGTGATAATTTTGTTCTTTTTTTAATGTTTGAATGCGACATGTATTATCTACGTGAGTTATACCTGGTATTTCTTTTTTCTTAACATTAAATACATAAGACATGAATGGAGTTTCTTCTTTTGATTTTAAATCAAACCATTCGTGAGCATGTTCATATAATACAGTGCCTGCCGTAGGTCTAAACCATTCTCTGTTTTTTAATAAATTAATTTTTTCTTTGGCTGAAGAATGTCTTGGATCAAATAAAAAAGATCTATTTCCTAATGCTCGTTTACCTAATTCATTTCTCCCTTGATATATAGCTACAATATTTCCATTTGATATTAATTCAGCTACTTGTTTTGGCATTACTCGCTTGCCTCTATTCTCAAGAGTGAGAGTCCTGTAATCTGGTGAATCTCCTAAATATAAACTATTTATCTTCTTTTTATTTTTATTAGAATAAAACAATGCAGCTCCCATAGATAAACCACTATCGTCTGCAAATGGATCTACATATAAATTAGGACACACGTCTAATATTTTACTATTTAAAACTGTGTTCTGAAAAACTCCTCCTGATACACATAAATTTCTTTTTTTATTTTTTACAATATTAGATACATAATTTAATACAACTTTTTCTAATTCTGATTGAGCAACTTTACATAGAAACTCAGGATTTTTTTTATGAAAAAATTCAATTAAACAAAACACAGAACATTGAACGCTACTAAAATGACCGTATTTATTTTCTGTGAATAATTCATAATTTGATAAACCAAAATAATTTAGAGAATTGAATTCTTTGTCTCGATTATCTTCTTTTACATAAGAAGATAATCCCATGACAGATCCCTCTTCCTTAAAATTTAACGCTGTTTTTATTAATGTGTATACATTTCCTAAACTGAAAGTATTTAAAAAAATATGTTTACCTTCTATATAATCTGTTCTTGATTGAAAAACTTTAAATATTTCTTTAACTTTATTATTGTTAAAATAATATAAAGAAACTATTTCTGTATCATAATACTTTTTATTTTTAGACAAAACATGTGATCCATTTCCATCTATTATTAGTGCAAAAGAATTTTTAAAACCAGAGTTAAAAAAAGCTGAGCAAGCGTGAAAAAGATGATGATTGGTTTCAAAAACAAATTCTAAATATTTTATATTAAGAAAAAGTAAGTGATCTTTTATGTATTGTCTAAAAGATTCAGTGTTATTTTCGTGTGCGTGAACATAAATTATTTTATCAAAATTTTTATTTTTATATTTTTTTAATAAAATTTTCCAATCTAAACTTTTTTTCTTTTTATCTAATCTTTCTGCTTCTTGAAAATAAACAATATTACCATCATTTATTTCACATATAGATGCATTGTGAGAATCGTGTAGGGCTAAAACATGAGACACTATTTTATAGATCCCCAATTGGGACCAGCCTCATAATCTACTTTGTTTGGTATTTTTAAATTAACTGCGTTTTCCATGACATCTTTTATTTTAGCTGCTTCTAAATCATTGATAACAGATATATCTAATTCATCATGTACCTGTATGTGTGGTGTGATGCCCTCTTTGTATAGCTCTAACATCGCTTTTTTAGTCATGTCAGCTGCTGACCCTTGTATCAGTTTATTCAAAGCTTTGTATGTGAAAGCTCGACGTGTTGGATTATTATGCCAGTAATTTTTTTTAGGATTACCATCTTTGTCTTTTAAAATTTCATCTTCATCGTCTTTTAAATATGGCCCCATTTTTTGTAGATCCTGCATACGTTCTTCGTCTTCAGGTGGTATGTATTTACCCCAGTCACTGCCACGTAGTATGGGTTCGTATTTAGGAAATCTACATCGTCTACCTAATAAAGTTTTAATTTGTCCTTTCTTTGTAGCAGCCTTCATAACTTCATTCATTAATTGTTTTACAAATGGAACTCTTGAGTGATACTTTTCAAATAATTCTTCAGCTTTAAATTTAGATACACCTAACTCTGCTTGTAGTTTAGCTTTACCCATACCATAAAATAATCCAAGGTTTATTACTTTAGCTTGTGATCTTGGTATCTCTGCCATCTCTGCAACTATTTTGTGAAAGTCTGTTGATGAATCGGTGTCGTATGAATCTGCAATTGTATTTACAGACGGTAAACCATAACGTAATGCGTAGTGTGCAACAAGTCTTGGTTCCTGTTGCGAGTAGTCAAAGCAACCCCACTTGCACCCTTGTTCAGGTATAAATAAACTTCTTATCATTGGACCTAACACAGGATCACGTGCAGGTATTTGTTGTAGGTTTGGATTAGCATAACTAAATCTACCTGTGATAGTTCCTCCATCATCAGATCTAATTTGATTTATCTCTGCATGGATTCTACCTTTGTGTTCGTGTTTTAATATTGTATCAATAAACGTTGTGTTTATTTTATTAATCTTTCTTGCTTCCGCTATCTTTTGTATGATAGGATGCTCGTGATTTGAAAGGAAATTTTTAGTAAACGATGGTTCACCGGATTTCGCAGTACGTTCGTAAGATAGGTTCAGCTTTTGAAAAACTTTTTCAATCGATCTTGCTGCCCATATTTGGGTGTCTATTTGTGTTTCTTGTTGAACTTCTCGCAATAATAGTTGCTCTTGTCCAATTAACTCCTTACGCAACTCGTAGGCTCTTTGAGTATCTACGCGAACGCCTAGGTAACGCATATCAACGAGACAAGGAAAAAGATCCGTTTCAAGATTAAAAATATCCTGTAGATCATTTTCAATTAATAATTTTTTTACATGTTGCCAAAGTTTAAAAGTTAATTCAGCATCTTTTTCTGCATATGTTCCAACTTCGTGCGCAGGTAATCTCCACATGTCAGCTTTCGCATCTAATCCTCTTGACTTAGCAGCTTCGTTTAGTGCACGTTCGTTTTTACCTTCGTTTAAAAAATGCCAAGACAAAGTATTTAATGTGTATGAAAATCTGTTTTCATCTAATAGTGAACATGCAATCATTGTATCCACTATTAAACCATTGATATTTAAACCTAAACTACGTATCCAACATACGTCATACATGGCATTATGAAATATTTTTGTAGCTGGACAATCAAGAATATCTTTAAACCATTCTAAAGTTTTGTCTCTGTCCATATTGGGTCCTTCTTGGTGAGCAATAGGAAAATACCATTTATCATTGTATGTAGCCACAGCTATACCAACAACTTCACCATTACCAATAACTGCACCAGATCCTTTTGATTTTAAATCTGGATCTCTTGTTTCTAAATCTATTGCAATTTCATCATAAGATCTAAGATCTGGATACTCTGTAGGTTGAACCCATTCTGTTTGAGGCAATATCATTTCTTTTTCATGTCTTCCATTTTTTTTAATTCTAACTGGCAGTAGTGTATTATTTTTTTAATATCTTCTGCACCTCCTTTACGCTGATACCTACAAACGTATTTTATAACGTTCCCTTGGAAAAATGATAAATCGTTTTTAGAAATAAACTCGTAAGGTTGTATGGGAAACTTAGTATAATGATTCCCGCCGACCTGAGTATATTGTGGAAACGCTTCATCAAATATGTGTTTATGTGTCATAGTTGATACTCCCTTAATTTCTTTTTTGCTCTCAGTTTATATAGATTATTTCTTGCTCTCGTAACTCCAACATACCACACTCTATGCTCTTCATCTTGTTTGTCAACACTTGATTTAATTCCTTGTTGTACGGTACGTCCTTGATGTAAAGATAAAATTACATTATCTTCTTCACCACCTTTTATTGCGTGAATAGTTGACAACCATATTCTTGCTTTCTCTTTTAAATTTTCTTTTGATGCAATTAAGTTTCTTAAATATAAAATTTCTTTTTGATCTGCTACAAATTTATCATACCACGGAACTTTAGGATCCCAATTACCTGTTGGTATAAATTCTTTAACTGCACTTATTTCTTTATCATCTAAGATTTCATCCATCGTCCATTTAGTATATGCTGCTGCAGCTTCGTACATACCAACTTTAAAACTTTTACCTTTATTACTTTGATAATAAAAATTTTTACGTTTTAAATCTTTCATGATATCTAACAAATTGCTTTTAGTTCTTGTAAGTATTAGCCATTTACCCTGTGTTAAATCAACCTGGTTAAGATCAGATATGTAATGTGATTCGCCTTCGTAGTCTCTTGGATAATATTTTTTTAATTTTCTAATTCCAATAATATTATTAATAGGTCTTGTTGATTCTTCTTGAACAGCCTTTGAGATACGTCTTGATCGTCTTAATACAATCTCTCTTGCAGGTTCTTTTACAAATCTTTTGACATCTGCTCCAGCCCATGCATAGATAGCTTGGTCATCATCACCAGCAAGATACATTTGTTCACAATGATATTTTAATTTGTCATACAATTGCCATTGCAATGGTGATAAGTCTTGCGCCTCATCAATAAATATAGCTCTAAATACTGGTATTTTATCAGAGTTTAATACTGCTTTTACAATGTCATTAAAATCAAAAAGATTATTTTTTTCTTTATATACCTGAAGATTTTTATAAATGTGATTTAGTGTATCAAAGTCATTAACTTGTTTTTTATCATGTTCGTTTAAATCAAACTCTTGTCTAATAGTTATGTCTTTGTTTATTGATCTTTGTATCATTTGAAAGTATGGGTTGTTGCAGGTTAAGAAATGTGTTTCTTCTTCATTGTATTTATCATTAAACGAAACTCTTATATTTAATTTTTTACCAAGGTCTTCGTAATGATACGGTTGCATAATATCCTCTTCATTCAATCCAAGTAAATGATAACAGAATGCGTGTATGGTTTGAAAGTATGGCACTTCTTTTTCAGATACATTAATTCTTTTACGTGCTTCTTCTGCAGCTTTTCTAGTAAATGCAAAGTAACCTATCTTGTGTAAAGGCACACCAATACGTTCGTATGCTTTTACCCGCCTAATTAATCTAAACGTTTTACCTGTACCAGGTGGTCCGTAGATTTTATTGATCTTTTCCATTGGCTTTCTTAAACCCATCCTTGAGTGATCCAGTCCAGCCATATGATCCATAATGTGTTGTTTTTCCATCAACTACTCCGTAAAATTTAAAACCTGATTTCTTAATTAAATTACAAAAATTAACATCTTCACCCCACCATGTTCCATCTTTAGTAAAAGATGTATCCCAAAAATTATAAAAGTATGAGTTTGCTTTTTCAGATATTATTTCTTTTTGTTTTATTTTAAGATGTGGATTATCTTTCATTAGTTTTTCATAAACTCTTCTATGAATTAATGTTAAACCTGCGGGTCCTACTTTTAACTCCACAATACCTTTTTCATCTATTTCAATATTAGTAGGATCGTTAAACTCTACAGAAAATTTTAACACTTGATCCTGTGTTTTTTTTCTGTATGGCACACAGATAGCATCTTTGTTAGCTAAAATCATACGTCCCACAACATCAGGTTCAAACTCCATGTCTGCATCTACAAACAATTGATAATCAAACCCTGATTCTAAAAACATTGCAGTCAATACGTTTCTTCCATAACCAACGTAAGGACATTTAAATGTTCCTATCTCTGCTGGCATTTTAGCGATAGTAAATTTATTAAATAATTTTACCAACGACAAACACGTTGACACGTGCATTAAATCATACGTTGGCATAGATATATAAATTTTAGGTGGCTTCGTCATACTATATTCTCCTTATCTTCTATTTCTATTATTTCTTCTGGTATCTCTTCTTTTTCTAAACCTTCTTTTGGAAGTTTTAAAACTCTTAATGGTGGAAATGATTCTTCGTTATCACCTTTTGGAAATCTTTTTTGACAATCAAATTCACCTTTAAAATATTGTTTGATCATTGTAGCTGTTCTTGCTCGCTCTTGATTCCAGTCTCCACGTTTTAGTTCATCGTAAAACTTATCGTACACAAAATAAAAATGTTGATCTTCATGTAATACAGATCCACTTTTAAATGCTGCATACGAGCTAGCTTTAGGTCCATTGACATATGTAAATAATTCTTTCTTTAACATGTCTACAGGGTTGGTGCCTGCAGGTGGTTGAATAGTTTCCATAGTCGCCCACAGTCCGTTTAATATATTTTGATATTCTTTTTCTTTTATACTTGGTGGATACGTTGTTGTATGATCTGCAATCAAACTACGCATCTGTTTCATCTCATTAAATTGTTTAATGCTACGTGCGTGCACTTGTACAATTTTATCTGCAGCAACTTCTACGTTAAAAAAATATTCGTGATCAGGTTTGTACATAATTCTAATTAAACCTGATACTGATGGCCACTGCGAATCAAAGTGACCACCAATACCAAATTTTCTTTTTAGACATGTGCCCCTCGCACAATATGATGATATAGGTAAATCATTACATTTAAAACCTGCTGTATCTTTTTTCCAATACTTAATCTTTTCTTCTACTTTGCCATCACCCCATATCTCATCGTACAAGATATAGTTTCTAGCTGCCTCCAATACTTTCTTTTCCCAGTTCTCACTAAATTTCTTTTTAGCAAACACCATGTAGTTATATAAAAATCTATCTCTTTCGTCTTTTAGTTTGGTCCCTGATTCCTGTATCTCTTTGCAGATCATCTGTAAACATGGAGGACCATCAGCAAATTCTTCAGGTCCACCAGTCAATACTTCTTTTATTTTTTTATTACTGACTTCTTGTAAACTTTCTTTTGTTTGTAGATTAGCTTCAATTACTTTTAAAAAATAATCTAAATCCATTTTACTTCCATCAGGTCTGTATGCTCTTCGTTCGTTACCATTAAAATATGGCAGGTTAATAAAACTACCAGACGTTCTCTCACCATTTTGATTTTTACCAAGTGCAGTTTGTTTTGGAAATATCTCAGTCTTAGATGGTAGACCAAATAAAAATAATAAGTTAGATAGAAATTCTCTGATTAAAGATGCAGGTACTTTTTCTTTTGTAAATACATAAATGTGAAGTCCACCACTTTTAGATTCAATAGGAATCACAGGTAGATTTTTTTTCTCAATAACTTTTAAATATTTTTGTAAATCAAATTTTTCGTAGTCATCAGGGTCAACATCTATTGCACCAAAGCTAGCCATACTCTCGTCATCACATGCCTGTAGTCCAATTGATTTCTGTCCTTTTAAATGATCTTCATAATCTTTATCTGTAATAGGTCGTTTGGCCCAACCATAATCACCTGGGTCAAATTTAAGTTTGTTTGTTTTAGGATCATGGTATCCGTTTTTAACATTACAGAAACCAAAGTCCCTTTTTAATCCACTAAAATATTTTTTAAAATCTTTCATAATTTAAGCAGGGCGCTTCCACTCTCGCTTCGGCGCCCCTCTCGCAAGTGTACTTAACAAGTACTCGGTTATACTATGTCTCCAGTATTTTTAGGCGCATCGTATTTTGGTTTCGCTGCACCCTTAGATACAGTCTGTTGAAGTTGTTGTGCAACTTCATACAGTCCAGCATCTTCTTTATTACTGACATCAAGATTTCTAACTCTTGATGGTTTATAGACATGCCAGCTTTTACTACCTGCTGTCTTACCTACAGTTTTTAAATTATAAACTGCTGAGTATGCAGCTGGGTTGAAAGAGCCCTCTGCATCTGTAAATCTAAGATTCTTAATCAGATTGTTTAGCTCTCTTGCTGGTGTAAGATTAGAAGATCGCATAGCAATTACTGCCGGTCTAGGTTCACCTTCGACCAATGCTAGTACGTAGAAGTATGCAGTTTTCTCTACATAGTTTCCGTTAGGCAATCTATACCTACCATTCTTTTCTTCCACAGCATCCGCTGGAATCTCTAAATGAGTTCCGACTGGAGCTGAAGCACTATCGCCTCTCTCCTGCCATTCCGGATATCTAGTTTGAGAATGTGCGATGACCACGTTTAGTCCCTCGTTACCATCAATAAGTTGCGTGAAGCCTGCTGCATATATCATGCCAGGTTTAGCACCTTCAACATATTTTGGATCTCTCTCATTGCATTCAGGTGAAAGCTGATGAAGAATTTTTAAGATCGGAGTTGATACATCGTCCGATTTAATTTCTTCAGCGCCTTTACCAGCATCGCCTCTGAGATTGATAGTGGCAAGTGATCCTGCACTATTCTTTTTTACTACTTCTTTATCCATAATTTACTCCTTAATGTTTGTTAGTTTAGTAGTTTAGTTTTTGGTTTTAATTTCAGTTTGATTTCCTTCAAACGTTGTAAACAACTCTGCAGGTATGCTACCACCTTTTTGATGATAGTCCCGCAAAGTTGTTCTAAGGGTTCCGGCATGAACTGCAATTTTCCGATCGGGTTCATAACCTTGTCCTCGTGCAAGTGAAGCGTATTGCTCCGCCTTGTTATCTTCGTTTAGACCGAACTTAACTGTGATTTCATTTTTCACAATCGCTCCCAGTCCATTCTTCCGAAGCCAGTCGTGTGCCTCTTCTTTTTTAGCTGCAATAATTGAGACACCAAATACATCTTTAACGGATATCTCTGATCCGTCTTTTAGTTTTAATGTTTTAAGATTCAACTGATTCATTAGATCAGGAATAATAATATTAGAATAATATTTTTCTCTTTCTTTTAGTTCTTTTAATTTTAACTCTTGATTAATTACTTCTTGTTTTATTTCTTGAAGCGTATTAATTTCGTTTGAGAGTTCGTCTGGATTGACGTTTGACACCTGATTCGGTGCATCTTTTCTTAGGTCTATAGTCATAGCTTTCCTTATATATGTTTGTTAGTTTAATCATTAATAATAATTCCTTTTTGCAATTCGAAATATAGTGATAATAAATTTAGTGTCAACTTATTTTTGAAAAATATTTACTTCGATAGGGTAATAAGTTTTTTCTTGACGATCCCACTTTAACAATTTGTATTTACCGTTAGTTGTATCGGAAACTAAAGAACAGACCACACCAATAATTGCAGGGTCACCTGACAATAAAAGATAATCATCTTCAGTATAGTTTTTTAGAAGAGTTCTAAGTTTCATAACTAAAGGTCCTGGTGAGTGAATCATTTGTGAAAACTCTGGAAGCAATGACACAATTTCACCATATTTTTGTGCACCAACAATATTGTATTTAGGTTCACCTTTGCTGGTCCCTGGTATGTCTTGGATTAAATAAACTTTGCTCATTGACTTTTTAACTTTCAAGTAATATATAACAATTAGAAAGTAAAAGTAAACATGAATTATAAGTTTAAAACGAAGCCGTATGAGCATCAGTTAAAAGCGTTAGAACGTTCTTGGGATAAAGAATACTTTGCCTATTTTATGGAAATGGGTACAGGTAAATCTAAAGTATTAATTGATAATGCATCGATGCTTTACGATAAAGGCGAGATAAATGGCCTGTTATTAGTAGCACCAAAAGGTGTTTATAAAAACTGGTACGATGGTGAAATACCAACTCACATGGTAAATCACATTGAAAAAAAAGTTGTACTTTGGGAAACATCTAATTCGTCTATGGAAAAAATAAAAGAGTTAAACACACTCTTTGCAACTGGAACAGACTTTCATATTTTAGTTATGAATGTGGAGGCATTTTCATATCCAAAAGCTACAGAGTTTGCTAGACGTTTTTTATCTTGCCATAAAGCTATGATGGCAATCGATGAGTCTACGACTATTAAAACTCCTACAGCAAATAGAACTAGAAATATCATGACATTAAAACCACTTGCTAAATACAGAAGAATATTAACAGGTTCACCTATTACAAACTCACCACTAGATTTATTTAGTCAAGCAGCTTTTTTAGATAATTATCTGTTAGGCTTTGATTCTTTTTGGGCATATAGAGCCCACTATTGCATTATGAAGACAATGAATTTAGGATCAAGATCTGTTAGTGTACCGGTTGGTCCAAACAAAAGAAACATACCAGAGCTAGAAGAAAAGATAAAAAAATTTAGTGAACGTGTTTTAAAAGACGATTGTTTAGATTTACCTAAAAAAACATTCTTAACACGTAAGATAGAATTGACTGGTATACAAAAAAAACTTTACACTGAAATGAGAAAGTATGCGATCTCAGAATTAGAGGGTAAGGTTTGCTCTACATCTACAGTCATGGTACAGTTGTTAAGACTACATCAAATATCTTGTGGTTACCACGCAACAGACGATGGTAAACCTCAACAACTTCCATGTAATAGATTAACAGAACTGATGGATATACTTTGGGAGATATCAGGTAAAGCTGTGATCTGGTCCTACTATGTTGAAGACTGCAGAAGAATTATAGAAGAAATAAAAAAACACTTTGGAGAAAACTCTGTTGTAGATTATTACGGTGCAACAGCTACAGAAGACAGACAAAAAAATATTAAAAAGTTTCAAGAAGATCCTGAGTGTAGATTCTTTGTGGGTACAACAGGTACAGGTGGTTTTGGAATTACATTAACTGCAGCTAGTACAATGATTTATTATTCTAACGGTTATGATTTAGAAAAACGTTTACAATCAGAAGCACGTATTGATCGTATAGGTCAAACTAAACCTATGACTTATATTGACCTTGTTGCTGAAGATACCATCGATACAAAAATACAAAAAGCTTTACGTACTAAAATGAATATTGCTAGTGATGTAATGGGTGAGGAACTTAAATCGTGGATTTAAAACCAAGACAACATAAAATAGATGAAGCCGCAAATATGTGGAATAAAACTAAAAATCCTAAATACAAAGATCTTTGGTATAAATTAATAAAAGATTATTATGAAAACAGCCAATTTTTATCTAAAACTTTTTCTAATAGCAGAAGTGATACTGCCCCAACAGTACCCAATAACACCCAATAGATCTTGTCTATCTTACCGCCCAAATCGTGAATACCTTCGTGCATATGTTTAACGTCTTTCTTTAATCCAGTAATATATCCGTAGATAGCAAGTAAATGCTCTCTTGTATTCTTTGGTCTAAGTTTATCTCCGTTAGGCATTATGTTAATTGTTCTAATCCTCGTTCTCTAAGCTTAATAGCTTTTTCTTCTTCAGTTAATAAAGCATTTTCAGCTCTCGTCAATCCTTCATTTAGTTGCGCCATCTGACCACTGTTTACAACATTTGGATTAGGCACTGCATCTGAAACTTGTTTTGGTATATCAGGAGTTATTAACAATTCAGATGTTTGTTTTGGTTTTATTAAATATTTTTCTAAATCTAAATCAAAATCTTTATTTAATCTTAATTCAATCATATCGTTTTCCATTCTTTCTATAATAGATAATACTCTTTCATTTAATATATTTGGTATTCTTTTTTCTTTAGCTAAATCTTCAATACCTGCAACTTGTCCTCTTGAAATTAATAAAGGAAAAAAGACATTGTTTTCTATGTCGTCATACAAAGGCAACTCACCTCTTTTACCAAATAGCTCTTCAATCTTATCGTCTCTCATACCTAAAGTTTTAACTGCATCGTATACTCTTCTTAATTTACTCATGTCTTCGTAAAAAGATTTGTTAGCTTCAAAGTATTGTCTAATAACTGCATTAGGATCTGTTACAGGATCACCTGTTCTTAGGCCTTCAAATATTTTTCTAGCTTCATTTCTTTTTGCTTCTTGAAAATCTGCTATTTTAAAGTTTAGATTTTGTTCTAATTGTAGTGGTACTTTTCTAAAACCTATAAATCCTAATAATTCATCTGGTATCTCATAGTTTACACCTTTTTGAGATTTTTTTTGTATGGCATTAATTAATCTTCGTAACTGTGGTAGTGATCCAGGTGATAATGTGTATGCAACGTGTTTAGTAGATTTTTCCCACTTAGTCATTATACTATCTTCTGGATTCCAAACAGGACTACCATTATCTTTAATACCATTTCTAATCATGACATCTGCTACCGCACCAACCCAAATAGATTCTGAAAAGAATGGTTCTAATACTTTACCCAAAGCTCTTGATAAACCATTTGCAAAACCAATAATTAGTGGATCATCTTCGTTTGCAGCTTTTGCTTTTTCAACATTAGCTACAATAGTGTTTACAGGTTGAATCATAGTATCGTAAAAAAAACCATGACTAAAATCTATATACTTATATTTACCATCTTCGTATACGCCAATGATTGTGTTATCTTCTGACCACGTTGGGAGTATCTCTCTCATAGCTATTACTTTTTCTTTTCCTAAACCATACAACGCAGAACCTGCGCTCATCGCTGCAAGAGGGAAGAAAGCATAAGTCAAAGCTTGACCTGTTAATCTTTTCATACCTATACTTTGTAACACAGGGTCTTTCATTTCTTTCACTGCAAGCATGGTTGTATTACCACCTGTTCTAAAAATTTCTGAAGGAAACGATGCGAAACTTCCTAGTGGTGATCTTCTAATACCTTTTACAAAATCAGACACATACGCATAGTTAGGAACTGTTTCTCTAACTATCTTTGCTGCCTGTTTCATGATTTCTAAATCACTAGGCATTTTTTTAATTATACCATCTTTTAAAGCTTGTTTGTAAGCTTCTTTATATTTGTATCCTTCTGCTAAAAAGTTTGTAATTCTAAATACATCATCTTCAGCTGTATATAAATCTTGAGCTACGTTATATAATTTTTTAAATTTTTGTGTTGTTGAATTAACTAATTTATTAAAAAATACTTCAGCTGTTTCATTGCTTTTACCAGCTCTTGTAATATCTCCAAATAAACCTTCAATATCCCTAGCTACAACGTTTTGATTTACTACACCTTCCTCCAATAAAAATTGATACAACCCTTGATCCTGAGGCGTGTTTCTAAAATTAGGATTTCCTGTTGCTCGATACAATAACTGTGGTTGTGCAGACTTTACAGCTTGATAAAAAAACTCAGCTAGTTTTGTAGGTGGTATTAAAATATTACCACTGTGTACTGTAGTAAACACAGCAGAGAAAAAGTTTCTTAAGTGTGTAAAAGGACCGAGAATAGTTTTACCAGCTTGTGATATACCTTTTGGTATTAATAACATAGCTCTGTATGGAAGTGATCTTGTTAGTGCACTACCTATAATTTCATCTCCAGTTCTTATAGATTCTGCCCACGCTTTACTTGTAAACAATCCATCTAAAGGTGATGAATATACTTGATCTGATAATCTAGTTTTAAGTTTTAAAGGTCTACGTATAATTTCTTGATAGGGTAAATTTTTTAAAGCTTCGTTGTATGTTTTATAAAACAAAGGTCTTTCACCTTTTGCAAGTAATGCCTCACTATCTGCTAATAATTGTGTATAAAATTTATCTCTTGATACTATATCAGCCAGATCAGTCATAACATTATATATAGTATTCTTTGCATTTTTATATTTACCAAACAAAGTATTAAATGCTGCAAGATCTGATTTAGTTTGTATTAGACCACCTTTTTTGTCTGCTTTAAATTTACCCCCTGCAGTTATGTTTTCGCTTATGCTTTTTATTTGTACAGCTGAGTCATCTAGTATATTAGCTGTGCCAATTGGAAACTGTGGTGTTCCGGTTACCGGATCTTTAGTTACACGTTTTAAAATGTTGTTAACAACAATCATAGCGTCATCTATAGAAAAACCTTTTTCACCGTTGTTAATATGATACCTTTGAATTATTTTAGCTACATCTTCTTTAGCTCCTAGTGTAGGTTTAAATCCATCGAACAATCCCATGTTCATGTCAAAGATTTTATAATCAGCGCCTAAGTTATATTTAACTCTGTTGTTTAATATTGTATTTAACTCTTCAACAGCTACGTTATAATTTTTACCCTGTGCAATAGTATTTTTAAGAGCAGCAGCTACATTTCTAAAATCAACTCCATTACTAATTAGTTCATCTATGTTTTGTTTGTTGACTCCTAGTTCATCCATAGATTTTCTAAAAGCTTTTAATGATTTAGTAGAAAAACCTTCAAATACTATTCTACCTTTTTTAACCACATCGTCAGTCGCTAATAAAAAATTTGAAAACAACTCTGATAGTTGTAAAGGATTTTGTATAGCTTCAGATGCCTTGGTACTATTTCTAGATATTTTCTTTAATGCATCGTCAAAACTTTTAGCAGCATCATCTGCTGTAATTTTAACTGCACTCTTTGTACCTTCTAATTTTTGAATACCATCAAATAATTCTTGAGCTTTATCACTTCTAGATCTAAATGGTTTACCCACATATTTGTCAATCCATCTTTCTATTTGTGAATTACTAAATGCAAGATCTTTACCTTTTGTTGCAAGTAATTTAGCTGTTTTTGCTGTGCCATAAACAAATGGTACAATAGGAAAAGCTAACTCTGCACTAAATTTAAATTTATTATTTAATTGTCTAAATGCATCTTCGTTAGCAGATTTTTTTTGTTCTCTATCTAAACCTGTACCTAAAAAGTCTAATGCATCTATATCTCCAAACGTACCTATATCTTCTGATTTCATAACGATAGCACCACCACCAAAACCACCACCAAGTGATACAGCTACAAATTTATCAAAACGATTAGGTGTATTAAGTTGTTTTGCTTTTTTACCAGCTTTTGAAACAGATGTTGCGGTATCATCTAGCTTACCATATCTGTTTGTTTTAACAGCTTTTACTAATCCAGGTGCTAGCTGTCTTGCTTTTCTACTAGCGTATTCAATACCAGGACCTAATACTTTAGTACCAACTTTAGCTGCGTTAAATATTTGTAGAAATGCTTCTGTTAAGTGACCAGCAGCTGTAGCTCTTGCATCTTCTTCTGCTTGATTCTCTATTATACCAAAGATGGTTTTATCAAAAGCTCTGTTAAATCTTTCTGTTAAACTTTGATCAACATCTAGACCATCACCCGTTGCTGCATCATAAACTAATGTTCCAAAATTAATTATACCTTTTGGAAACTTAATACCTGCACTAACTACGGCCCCTGTTAACGACTGACCTAGACCTACTTCGTAATCATCTTTGTCACCTAATCCAACAGAGTCTACTTTCTTAATATCTTTAACTTCTTCTGTTTCTGTTTCTTCGGTATCTATTGTAGATGCTTTTGCATCTCCAATAATTTTAAAATCTTTAGGTATTATTCTTATTCTTGGATCGTTTTCTATTGCTTGTTTAGCAAGTATAGAGGCGGTTTCATCATCATGACCTAATTCTATAAACTCTTGTTCTTTACGTCTTAATTCTAAAGCTTCAGGTCCTTCGCTTTTTAAAATAGCGACGTCTCTTTTACCTCTTTCAATACCTTCTATAATTGCTTCTCTTGTTTCTTGTGAAGGAATGAGGAAATCGTACCAGCTTGATTCAGCCATGATCTACTCCAATCCGATAATTTTATTACCTTGTTTTTTAAGGAATAAGCCTTTTTCAATATCGTATATTACAGAACCATCTGGTATTGTATTTAATATAGAATTTTCATCAATTTCTCCAGTATCTGATTTATATTCAGAACTACCAAAAACATATTTACTACTAGACTTTGCCCCAACAAAAGTTTTATACGCATCTGGATTTGATTTTTGTAGTGCTTGTAAATTATCATAAAGAATTTCACCTTGCACTTGATCTATTTTAGGAACACCAAATCTGTTTGATGTAGATTTTATAATACTTTCGATAGTTGCATCTGTATCTACTTTAGCTTGTTCTGATGGATCTTTCTTTTTTCTAAACTCAGGTAATACTCTATTAAATGCTTCCTCTTTACTAAATCCACCGCCCTCTTCTGACATCAAGTATTCTATCTTTTCTTGCAAAGCTATTTTATCATCATCATCTAAATCTTTAATAAATTCTAAACCAATTGCTTGTCTCGTTTTTTTTCTAGCTCTTTGAGCTGTAATTAAATCAGACACTGGTTTTTTTGAAGCTTCTAATATGTTTGGAATTAATCCACCACCAGTTGTTGTGGTTGCAATGTTTGGTCCAACCTGTAATAAAAATTGTGTTAATGGATCTCCAAGACCTGTGTCAGGTCCTCCAAGACTTTCTACTAAATTTATTTTATCACTAATAGATAAACCTTTAAAATCTTTAGCATTACTTTCAGCGTATTGTCCTCTTTCAACAACGTTGTCCATGATACCACCACCGGTAGTACCACCTTTTCTAAACATAGGTCTTTTAAATATTCTACTCATATTATGTAAACGCTCTATATACTCCCGCTAATGTAGCTCCAGCTCCCAGTGCTGTTTGTAATGGTGAAGGCGTAGGTGTTTGCTGAGTTGCAAATTGTGCTGGATATCCAGATATTAATCCCATAACTCCTTGACCTAATTGTTGAGCTAAATTTAATGGTCGGTTTGCTTGTTGCTGTAATAATTGTTGTTGAGCAGACAACTGAGCTTGTTGTTGAGCTTGTTGTTGTGTGCCTAATGCACTTAAGGCTGAAATCTGTTGACCCACTAATGCAGGTGCAGCTTGAGCTAATCCTAATTGATTTTGAAAATTCTGTTGTGCAGCTTGTTGTGCTTGACCAAAACCTTGTTGTAATAGTTGTGCTTGTAATGCTGCTCGGTTCCTGTCGCTTGCTTGTTGAAACTCTGCTCTTGCAACACCTTCCCTACCACCACCGAATGCACCAGCGCCAATAGCTTGTGCAGCGATAGCCGGTATACCTTTAGCAGCTTGCACATCAAATTCTTTTAACGTTGTATCAATAACATCTTTTTGAAACGGAGATAAAAATTGTTGATAAGCTTGTGGACCTGTACTAGCTGCTGCTGTCTGTAAGAAAGGTGCAAAAGATCCAAGACCACCTGCTAGTTGTTGTGCTTGTGTAGTTAATGCACCTGGTCCAGCTACAAATTGTGGACCAAAAAGTTTAGTTAAATCTTGACCCTTTGCATCTCCTATAGCAGTTTGTAATTGTTCTAAAAATGTTTTACCCG